AAAATGTGATCAGTCAACCTATCATTGCTTACAACCAAACTATTTGGTGTTCTCAAAGCTTGCCAGATAAAGAAATAATCATCATTCATATTATAAGGCGTATAATAAACCCTCATACTCTTCAAAATCTTTGTTACCTCTTCTTGATTTTTATTGTATTTCCTATGTCTCTTATGTAAAATTACCAAAGGATTGTGACCCATTTTGGTAACAGTATCATAAACCTGTTTCAATCTTTCATAACTTCTGAAATTAACCCTTCGCTTATAATAGAACATAATATTAGCTCCATCAATAAACATATTATAACCTTTATTCTCACAAAACTTATCCATATTCTTAATTTCTCTATCATATCTTTTGTCTTTCAAGTATTCATTTTTGAAATTTGTCATCAACTTTTTAGTTTCCATTTTGGTAATTCCTATTTTTTTGAGATTGTGAGATAAGGAATCCAAGGTAAAAGGTTTACAATTTGGGAATAAACTCCTGTTCAAAACAATTTCATTGCTGGAAACAATATCTAACAGGACATCCATGTCAATTAGATCGCGATCAATTAAGAAGAATTGGTCAATGTCATCAAAATGTAATCTGAACAGTTTGCTGATCTTTATTAGAAATGGGAATGCTTTTTCTGGAAACCATTCTAGGAAAGCTGTCATGATAGGAATATAAACTCTTTTCTTCATCATTTTTGGATATTCTTTCTCAATCAAATCAACAATCTCAACAGCTTTATCCAATTGGTCTTTTCTTTGTGAATAAGCATTCACTTTTAGAGAATAACAAGTATAAGCAGTTGATTCCAATTTATCTAGGATTGTGATAGCATAATCCAAGTTATTTTGAATCATGATGTAACAAACTCTGAAAATCAACTTTTCATCAACTTTGTCATTTCGGATAATAGAATCGAAGTTCTCCATGAAGAAATTGTATAATTCTTCATAATCTTTTAATTTTGAATATATCTCTTTGGTGTAATTCATAATTGTTGTTTTACTTAGTTTTTAATAGGACACTGATTTTTTCATTTTTTAGAATTCTCTTAAAAAAATCTTTTCCTTAATAATAATTATGATTCAAAATCATGATATTGACAATATTGAAAGTTATATAACACACTTTCAATTTTCCAAAGAATATTTTACAAAACAGTTAAAACAAAAGAAACAATGTATAGAATGTAAATATTATTTACGAAATGAAGATAAAATCAAGATAGAAACTACCATAAAAGATTTGGAACTGTCTATTGGGGATGTAGAAAAAAGTATAAAAGTTTTTTCTGATATTTTACAAGATTTGAAACTGGATCAATTGTATCAGGCGGTCAAATAAAAAACTATTTATTTTTATATTACGTAAGTATATTATCATGATTGATATAGATTCAATAACAGATTTATTTTTGGATAATCTCAAAATAAATTGGATATTTTATTTAGGATTGCTCTTGAGTTTATATGTTTTTTCTACTCACACTAAAACAAGTTTGGTGAAAAATATATTATCTTTTATTTTAATCAGTCTTGCTGGATATTTTATTCATCTTATGGCTCATCAATATGATTACAAAATACTTTTTGAAAAAGCAATTGAACACAACTCTTTTTTAACAAGATCAGATTTTATGAAAGATATAGCAAGATGGACAGGAGAGTTAGTAAGTTTTCATGATGATGTTCATCATGATACAGAGATAAATAAAAATTGGGATAATCAAATTTACGAATTTATTCATAACTTCATTGCACAAGGACTAGTGATGTTTGTGGCTATTATTATTTTCAGAAATTTAAATCCAAAAATTGCACTTATTTGGGGATTGTATTATGCAACAATTCATATAATAAATTACAATTTTGTTCAACCAGAAGTTCATAAGCAACATCATGAAGATAAACACACAAATTATGGATTAGATGTTTGGGATGTTTTATTTAATACAAAATTTGACAAGAGTTTGGAGAATTATAATCATAGTGTTGTTAATGTCATGTTATTATTTTTTATTTTTTATAAACTAATATATTAAGTATAAGAATGATTTATTCTAAAAAAGAGAAAGTTGAATTAATCAAAAAAATATTAGCTAGTTTCGACAAATTTTCATCATTCACTGGTCTATCAAGAATGAGTATTGCACAAAGCATCCGTTCTTTCCACTTTAGTTCACCTTTTTTTGTCCTATTTATTCTTGCTTATGGACCACTACCTATGGTAATTGGTGCAATTTGTTTTCTCCTTTTAATCTATACATTTTTTGCATTATTTAAAGGATGTATTTTATCAAGATTGGAATCAGAATTATTGGATGATTCGTTTTGTATAACTGATCCAGCTCTCGAAATTTTCAGAATGGATATAACAAACAAAAATAGATACATAATATCTTATATTGTTGGATCAGTTTACTTATTAACTGTTATAGTAATAATTTACTTTAGGTATTTCAGAAAAGTTTAAAATTCCCGAAATTAGGAAAATATCTAAATAATATTATAATGCAAAGAAGACTCAGTGCCAGAAAAGCTTACTTTTTCAACAACATGACTGGAAGTATTAACTTTCTCCCATGCAAAAAACTTTGCAGAAAAGGTGGAAGAAGAAGAAGAAGGCAGTAGAGCGAACGTAGTGAGTGATACTGACTTTAAAAAAGAGCAGTAGAGTGAACGTAGTAAGTACTACTGATTAAAATTCATAAGGTCAACACTTAAAAAAGAAATATTCTTACTATTAATGAATAATAATAAGAATAATTGTTGGATTTATAGAAATAATGAATGGATACCAGCAAATGCGTTCATTGACAAAAATGGAAATAAAAGTGTTGTTTTAAAAAATGGAAATACGTTACAAGATGTTGTAACATATCCATCAAATAGTAAAGAAAATAGTGATATAGACAATCTTATAGATTTAGTACATTTAAATGAACCATCAATACTATATTCCTCTCTTTTAAGATATAGTAATGATAAAATTTATACTTTTACTGGTAAAATTTTATTAGCAATTAATCCATTCAAAAGAATAAATATTTACAACGATGATTACATTAAAAAGTATTCAACTTGTGACCAAGAAAATCTTGCACCACATCCTTACCAAATCAGTCAACAATGTTTGGATAATTTGTGTGGAAAAAAAAGGAGGAACCAAGTTATTTTAGTAAGTGGGGAATCAGGTGCTGGTAAAACTGTTACTACAAAATTTTTGATGAAATATATTTCTTCTATTAGTAAAAAGAGAGTTGTTGATTTAGAAGATAAAATTTTAGCATCTAATCCAATCATGGAAGCTTTTGGAAATGCAAAAACATTGAGAAATGATAATTCAAGTCGTTTCGGTAAATTCATTAAACTTCAATTCTCGGAAGGTGTACTTATCGGAGCAAAAATAGAAACATACCTATTAGAAAAAATACGTTTAACTGGTTTATGTCAAAATGAAAGAAACTTCCACATTTTTTACATGTTGTTAAAATGTCATCCAGAGTTTAAAAGCATAAGTGTGAGTCAAGATTTTAATTACATAAATAAATCAAAAGTTATTAGGAGAGATGATGGTATCACTGATCAAGAGATGTACACAGAGTTGTTTGATTCTTTTAATAAATTAGGTTTTGATTCAGATGAAGTTGAAAATATTTTGAACTTTACTTATTTTATTTTATTATTGGGTAATGTGAAGAGTTTTGATGATTTGGATTCTATCAAATCATTTATTGAGGAAAAAGGTTTGGATTTAGATACTGATTTGTTGAGTGATTATTTGAAAGTTAATATAATAAAAACAGGTAGAGAAGAGATTAGAAGTAAGAGGAGTAAAGATGATTTTTTGAATAGTAGAGATACAATTGCTCAAAATCTTTATTTACTTTTATTCAACTACATTGTCAGTAGGATTAATAGTAATATTACAGTAGGTAACGAAGGTAAAGAAGAAAATTATATTGGTATTTTGGATATTTTCGGTTTTGAGGTTTTTAAAAATAATGGTTTTGAGCAATTGTGTATCAATTATACAAATGAAAGATTACAAAATATTTTCAACAAATATATTTTCGAGTTGGAACAAGAAGAGTACAAAAAAGAGAATATTGATTGGGAAGATATTGAATTCGAATCTAACAAAAAAATCATTTCACTAATCGATAACAAAACTAACAGTATTTTCTCATATCAAATAGAACAATCTATTTTAGGAAGTGGTTCAGATAAAGCTTTCTACCAATCGCTTTATAATAATCTTATGGATAACAATAACTTTGATATTGGTAAAAAAGATTTGGTAAAAGGCCGTTTCACTGTTCGTCATTATGCTGGTGAAGTCTTGTATAATAGCTCCAACTACATAGAGAAGAATCGTAACACTTTGGATAAAAGATTGAATATATTTATTGGAAAAAGTGGAAATAAAATGATAAAACAGTTTGATTCGTCAATTTTCAGTATTATTGCCAAGAAGATTAAAAACAAGAATATCATTATTCAATTTAAAGGTCAATTAGACAGACTTTTAAATGAGATTTCAAAACAGAATCAGTTTTACATAAGATGTATTAAACCAAACGATCTCAACATACCGAATAATTTTGATAAGGAACGTGTATTGGAGCAGTTTAGATATTGTGGTGTGTTGGAGGCTATTAAAATTGCTCGTTTGGGTTATCCAGTTAGAATCAAGAATGATATTTTCGTGAGTTTATATTATTCTTTGTTACATTATCATAAAGTATCTGTAAAGGATGAGAAGATGATTTGTGATTTATTTGTTAATGCTGGTTATGATCCAAAGGAGTATAAAATTGGATTGACCAAGGTTTTCTTGAAGAAGGAGTTACATAATAAGTTGAATAATGATAATGAGATGGCTAGGAATGAAAGTGCAAAATTGATTCAAAAAAGTTGGAGAATGATGTTGGTTCTGAAGAGAGTTGAAGTTTTCAGGCGTTTTATTTTATTTTCACAATATTTATTAAAGAAGTGGTTTGTTAAAAAATCAAGTTCTGTTACAACAATTGGATCTTTTTGGAGAAAGATTGTTGCTTTGATGGAATTCAAGAAAGTTAAAAATCAGGTTCTTATTTTACAATCTTTGTATAGAATGTTTGTAGAAAAGCGCAGATACAAGGAGGTGTTAAGTATCTTGAAAGTTCAGAGATTTTATAGATGGTACAAGTTCAAATTACGTTTTGATAGATTGATAAAAGTTGATGAAACAATGAGAATTAAAATGTTGAAAAAAGGTTTCAACCAACTCAGGGATAAAGCTACTAAAAATCATTTTGCTGGTGTTATATCGAGATATTACCGCAAATATCGCAAGATGAAAGATTTGAAGAATAGAGTAGGAATTTTACAAGAGTTGGAGGAAGCGAAGAAAAAGATATATGAATTAGGAATGGTTATTCATGAATATCAGGAAACAGAATTGAGTTTGACTAGTCATATTGACAAAATAGAGAAAGAATTGGAAGGTGTAAGGGATGATGTTGTTGGATTGGAAGATGAGAAAAATAAGATGAAAGGTAGGATGGTTGAGTTAGAGGAGGATTTGCGTCAACAGACGTTGAAAACAAGTGAATTGATGGTTTGTAAGAATAAGATTGTGGAGTTGAATGAAAGAAAACCAGTAGAAGTGGTAAAAAAGGTTACACGAGGGGAACAGTGTGAGATATTACATCAGAGAATTGTTGATAATGCTTGTTTGGAGAGGGATATGGAGAAACAGAGATGTGGGCTTATGGAGAAGCAATTGGTTGTTGTCAATAGAAGGAATGGTATATTGAAAACAGATGTGTCGAATAAGAATAAAATAATTTTGAATTTATCAGGAAAACTTTCAGAGTTAAACGATGTTAATTTGTTGTTGAAAAAGAAAATAAGAACATTTGAAACTGATCAGGAAATACTTGGAGGTAAAATGAAAAATTTATATTTGAAAATTGATTATTATGAGGATGTATTAAAAAGACATGGTTTAGCTAATTATCTATGAAACTTTTAACATTTTGTAAGTGTGATTATATAAATATTCATTATCTTTCAATGAGTGTCCATCATCGGAACTCAATGTTATTTTTGGTTTATCTGTTATTTGTTTCTCTTTAATTTTTTCTATAAGATCTTTCACCATTAGGTCACTACTAATGTTGATAAAGTAATATTCATCTTTGTAAGAGATATAAAACATCATGGAAGTGGGTCTACTATATATGTATTATATTTTTTATGTAGACCTGAATAAAAATTGATTTTCTAAATGTTTTGTTATATTTATCGAATCAATGAGTAATCATGAATTACAAAGGACTTTTACAAGAATATTGTCAAAAAAGAGGAATGTCTCTTCCTAAATACAATACTACTACTTTTACAAACGGGAAATTCGTTTCTTGTGTTATTGTTAATAATCATTTTTATGAAACAAGTGAAGAATTTGCTACTTATGATACCAAAAAAGAAGCAGAACAAGCCATTGCTGAATACGCTCTTTCACAAATTGAAAAGAAAAATGAATCAGAAAAACATTCGTTCAATATCCACCTAACAGAAGATTTTCAACCAACTACAGCACTGTTTATTGATATTGAAAATAAGCAAACTATCCTAAATGACCTTGAAGAAAGGATAAATATGGATTGCTTTTCGAATCATGAAAATGGGTTTCAAGATAATGTTTATTTCTATGTGTTTATTTCTAAGTATCATCATTTGTATAAGAAGATTAAAGATACTAAGTATTGTACAGTTTTCGACATTGATTCTCCTAATAAAGATGCTGCTGATGTATATATGACTTATATGTGTGCATCTCTGGGTGAAGATTTTAAAAATATTGGTATTGTTACAGGTGACCACTTTGGTCATACATTGGTTCATATTTTAAAGGATGAGGGTAAGAATTCGCGTTTGTTGAGAGATATTGAGGACATCATTGATTTTTTTAAGGAAGTGCAGTAAAATAATATGTATTATAAATTATTATGAGTAAAGTCTATAAGATAGATAAAAATAATAAACAAGGAAAAAATAAAAAAATAAATAAACAAAACACCATAACGTCAGCCGATAGAAAATTGGTAAATTTATTGCGTTACAGAGATTTTAAATCTGATTTCTTTGCGTCTAAATTCGAATTTTTGCGTGATTATAGAAATTGTGATATATTAGGATTTATAGGAAACGATACGGTATTAGTTTTTATTAAAAGAGGAGAGAATATTTTGAACTACGTTATAAGTGCTGAAACTAAACAATATATTTATGATACTATGCTTATTAAAACATTCAAAAAAGCAATACTAAATGATAAATATAATGATTTCACTAGAACATTTAATTATACAAGAAACCAACTTTATAGATATGAAATTGATTTAATGAATGATATCAACGATTGGTTAAACGATGATGGAACAACCGATTCATTTTTAAGAACAAAAGATTATAATATACTCTATGATGTGCGTCCCAGATTTATCGTGAAGGTTCGAGGTCCAAAATAATATTAATAGTTTTGATAATATCTTTTTCCTTATCTTCTGTTGAATAATAAGGGTACTTCTTGTTTTTCAAGCATTCATTAAAGATTACGTACGGTGCGTACTTGTAATCAGGAATTTTATTGAAAGCTTCTTCAACTTCTTTACTCACATCTTCGTCACAATAGTTGAAACAGTGTGAAATGATTTCACGAGCAATCTTGTTATTGGCAAGTTTGAGTTCAATAATCAAATCAAACCTTCTGAGAACAGCTGGACTAATCTTCTTAATCTCATTAGCTGTTGCCAAAATGTTACGATCATGGTACTCAATTGGACCATCCATTAGGGTCAAAAAGAATCCCAAATTGAGAGTATCATCCTTAGAAAAGTTTTCGACGGTGACTTTCTTTGCTATTGCAAAAAACTCCCCGAATTCCTTTTCTTTTTCCTTATTAACCTTGTTGGTTTCAATGTATTTCTTCATATCGTTGATGATCTTTTCATCCAAAGTGTCTTTACGATACTCTTCAGCGAGAAGAATGTCGGAAACTTTGTCAATCTCATCAAAAACGTAAATTCGTTCATCGTTCGGAATATCTTGACCAAGAATGTCATTATTACAAAGGAAAATATCTTCCAACTCCGAACATGTTTTCACATTGGAGAGGTTGATGTTGACGATGTGGCGTTTCTTTTCTTCATTTCCAAGCATTTTAGCGAGGAGTTTTAACAAACTCGTTTTACCACATCCAAAATGTGGACTGTGAATGAGAATGTTGATCTGAAAAGGTTTACCACAACGTCTGTACTCTTCTTTGGAATTACGAATGTTCTCGATTTGCTTGAAAATATTTTCTTTATCCTCGCAAAAGAAATTGTCATACGTCTTTACGGTATCGAAAGGGTAGGATTTCCAAATAGGAAATCGTTCATCTTTATCTTTGATACCGTGATACGACAAATAATGCATCTTGTTGGAAAATCTGCTTTCGATCTTTCTACAGTATTTACTGTAGATTTCATTGACAAACTTTTCCAATTGTGACACATCCTTTTTGTAGGAGTAGATGGTAATCATTGAAATCCTTCTTGTGATTTCAACACTCTTACCGTCCACTGATTCGTTGTTCCGCTCGTGGCGATCAGCAAATTCGACCATAATGTCTTTCTCAAGCTCGATAACAGTCCCAACGGAGTAACTGTATGTTACTTCTTCATTTTCACTCGTATTGATTGGAGAACCATATTCATCATAGATGATGGTATCTCCTCTTCTAGTTTTAATCTCCGATTTGGAGTAAACATCTTCAACAATACCTTTTTGATTAAGGTAGTCAATGATAGAATCGAAAGCTTTTGTTGTATCCATATACGTATTACCGTTTCTACGGGGAATATATGTTGCTTCGAAAACAAGTTCACTGCTTCTCTTCATGCAAGAAATGCGTTTTTCGAGAAATTTTCTGGTTTTTTTGTAAAAACAAGAATTCCAGAAAAAGTCAAAATGAATTTGCTTCGCATTAGTCATAGCATAAGAAATCAAACTCATCATCACAACTGTCATTAGCAGATCATAAAGTTGATTCCCAGTCGCAAAATTACTCATAACGTTAAGATGAGCAGTGCCCATAAGAATATTGTCAGGGTTTGTGTAATCCATAATATTGTTATAAAATTCAACATGGCGCAAAATTAAAATTCACTTTTTTTTAGCAATCATGCCAATCATTATGTGATTGTCTTCGATAATACATATGTGACTGGAGAATATTAATGACAGCCAACACTACAATCGCTATGATCAAATAATAGTTAGTTTCATGTAAAGAAACAATATACTCGTTACAATCTTCCATAATTTCCATTAATAATCCATAACAATGAAACTTAAAAAATCATTTTTTATTTATAATTATGTTAAAAGGTAGTACCATAATTTTTACATCTCTTTTTCTATTTTGTCAAATAAGATTATTTATTAGAAGTAACAATAAGAGCAACAAGAGCAGGAACAAGATAGATTATGATGAAATTGAGAAAATAGCTAAAGAGAATAATGAACTTCTCAAAAAACTAATCAATGAAATAGATATAAAACAATCTTAAGAATAAAAACAATGGATATTGTAAAAGAAAATAGAGAAATAATCAAAAACATATTTTTGATGATTTTTGAAAAAAAATATCATCAAGAAGTCCAACAAGTTGAAGAACCTAACATAACAAAAGAACAAATAAGTTTGGTTAACGATATAATGTATGATATGAGTATTGACGATATTGAATATGTTTATAGCCAACTCGATAAACTAGAAGTCGTTGAACTAACTGATGACGTTTTGTATTTTAAAAATGGTATAAATGGAAGAAAAATGGGTAAAATAGTAGATAAAATCAAAGCAAAAATGCTCCAACCAATCAATCACTCACCAGTTCGCACCACGAAGATGAAAGTGACCCAATACCAAAGAATAAAAACTCTCATAAAAGAAAATAATCAACTTATCAAAAAACTGCTGAGGATATCCCTAACCAGTTTAACCCAGCTGAGTTGGGCGTAGGGAGAGGCACTCTCTCTTTATTTAAAGACAACTTGACATCAAGGTATATTATGATGGACAATGATGATTTATTTACAGCAATCTTTATGGGTATAATCATAAATTTTCTTTTTTCAATGGTTTTTATGGTATTGAACCGAACTGTACTTTCCTCTCTTATGGTTACATGTGAAGAACAATTTGCCGTTATTGATGGAAGGCTTTATGCGATTGAGAACAGAGTTAACAGTATGAAGGGTAAGTTTAAAGGGTTGAGAAGATTGATTAGAAATGATAATAATAAAACACATCAACGTATTGTTGATGCTTTTAAGAAGGAATGGAATGATGGTAATGAAGTTAACGAAGTTCAGGATAACGAAGTTCAGGATAACGAAGTTCAGGATAACGAAGTTCAGGATAACGAAGTTCAGGATAACGGAGTTCAGGATAACGAAGTTCAGGATAACGAAGTTCAGGATAACGAAGTTCATGTAGAGGATGATGAAGTTCCAAGAAAAACTATGAAGATTGAGCCAATCCCAATGAGTTTTTTTGATTTGGATGAATCTTCACTATTTACTCTACCTAAAATTGGATATTTCATGGGATCAATCTGATCTTCAGCTTGATGATGTAGAGGAATAATCGTTATCGATGTTCATTCTGAGAATGGTTGGGTAGTGTTCTTTGGGAATAATTAATCTTATGTTTAGGTGTCTTGCATCTCTTAAAGCGTGATTAAGTCTTAAGAGTTGTTTTTCTGTTTTTGGGTATTGAGTGACTTTTATAATTTTGATGTAATTATCGTTTGCAAATTGGTTGAAAAATAGTTCAATGTCTGGTGCTTTAGGGTTGGGAATATCTGTTGTTAAGTTCCATTCTTCAATTGGTGCGTAAGTTCCATTTGGTCTTTTTAATTCTGTTGAAACAGTTCCTTCATAAAAAGCCGTATAACATGGTTTACCAACAGAATTTGGAATGTTATGATTTGTAAATTCGTGCATTTAGCTATTTTATGAAATAACTAAATTTCTTTTTTATAACGCAGATTAATCAATAATTAATCATAAGATAAGCATCTGGACACAAATCGGTGGCTTCTTCAAAGAGTTTTGTTGAGGCTATGAAATTTGATTTTTGTTCTTCTTCATGCGCCTTTTTGTAAAGTTCAATCCCCTTCTTTTCATCCTCTGTTAAATCCCTATTAAGTTTAACAGCTTTGTAAATCATATCTGTTCTCATCATATATTTATATCCATTTTCAACTTGTTCTCCGTCATGAGGAATATTTTGATTAAAAATCAAACACATTCCAGCTTTTGCTTTCAATTTGAGAAAACTCTTGTACTCTGAATTGTAATAATAAAATCTTGTTTTACCACCATTATAATCTTCATTCAGATAAACCATACAAGTTTTAAATGTTCTTTCCGTCAAAGGATCAGGATTAAAACCACTATCGTAATGACGTTTAAACTTATTTGATGGATTATATTTGCAAAATCTTAAAATAGGATTAAGATAAGCAAACTTCCATAAATCATTATGAAAATTACCTTTCGCAAGTGTTTTTACATTATTGTCAAGTGTTAAATGTGAATTAATGAAACTTGAAATTCTTCTCTTCATTTCAGGAATAATAGTTGTTGATTTACAACGAATTCTCAAATTATCTCTGAAATTTTTGTCATAACCAATAAGAGATTCGTAACCAATCTCATTTGTTACATCAATAACCCTTTTACATTCATCTTCAGTAAACAAATTATAGAGAACATATCCGTCACTTTTAGAAATGTGGCCGCTTTTTTCAACCAATTCACTCAAATACACTTTTTGGACTCGTTTTGGGTCAAAATTATCGAATTCAATTGGGATATCTCCATGTGTTTTATTTTCATTTTCAGCCATAGTTTTCAAAATAGAATAGAAAAATTGAATAAAAAAATATTTCACTTTTTTTCTCTACTCAATGAGTATGCCAAAAAAATTAAATCTTGATATTTATGTTCCAGAGCACATCAGAGAATTGTCCGCAATTTTCAAAGAGAATGGCAAGAACTTGTACATAATTGGCGGATACGTTAGGGATTCCTTGATGGGATTGAAACCTAAAGATATTGATCTTTGTACAGATTCTTTGCCTGATGAGACTCTTGCTTTTTTGGGTGATCGTTACAAGGTTGATCTTGTTGGGAAGAGTTTTGGTGTTGTTATTCTCAAGATGGAGGATGATGATATTGAAATTGCTTCTTTCAGGGTTGATGGTAAAGGGCGTAAGCCAACTGTTGAGCTTGGTGTAACTATTGAGGATGATGTACAACGTCGTGATCTTACTATTTCGGCAATTTATTTTGATATTGAACAGAACAAGGTTGTTGATCATGTTTGTGGTTTGAAGGATATGGCAAATGGTCTTATCAAAATGGTGGGTGATCCTTATGAACGGATTGATGAAGATCCGTTGCGGATTTTGCGTGTTATTCGTTACGCCACTCGTTACGATTTTGAGATAGATCCAGCTACGGAAGATGCTGTAAAGAAGTCGGAATTGACTGGAATTTCTAGGGAACGGATTGTTGGGGAGATGAAGAAAGCTTTTGATGAAAGTATTCGTTTCCGTGATTATCTTGCTCTCATTCACAAATTGGGGCTTTGGTCTGAAGTTCTTCCGAAAATGAAGATTAATGAGAAGTTTGTTGAAATTGATGGACCTCTTGTTCTTTATTTTGCACACATGTTGATGAACAATGATACAAAAAAGTTTACTAATTTTTTGAAAAAAAAATACAGGTACAGCCTTGAGTTTACCGATACTCTCAGATTTTTGATTGACA